CAAAGAGTAGCTCTTATATTTACTAATCAGTTGAGACAAAAGCTTGGTGTTATGTTTGGTGATCCTTGGACTACTTCTGGCGGTAAGGCTATCGCGTTTCATTCAAGTTGTAGATTGAGATTAAAATCTATGGGTCAAATTAAAGCTAAAGTAAACGGCGTTGATGAGACTATCGGTATTAAGACTCAAGCTCAAGTTGTAAAAAATAGGATGGGACCTCCATTAAGAAAAGCTGAATTTGAAATTTATTTCGATTCCGGTGTCGATGATTTTGGTGGTTGGTTAAAGGTTATGAAAGCTCAAAAACTTGTATCAGCAGGTGGTGCGTGGTACACGTATGTGAGCGAAGATGGGAAATCTCATAAATTTTTATCGAAAGATTGGCAAAAGCTTTTAGAGGAAAATCCTACTATTAAAGAAGAGGTATATCATAAGATCTGTAATGCTCTAGTAATGGAGTATAAAACAGATACTATAGGAATTGATGATATATCGATAAGTGATGAACCTGTCCCAGAAGGATAATGAGTAGTATTTACAGTCCTATAGCCCTGTGAATATTAATGTGAACGTTTATATGTGCTGATACCAATGTAGAGAGGAGAGCTATATTACTCGATACTAAATCATATAAAACTAGCAGCTCACGGTAGGGACTGATGCATAACGCTGATGTCCCTACCTTTTTTTGAGAATAAAATGAAAAAGAAATATTTTAGTATATTAGAAAATTTAGAAGAAGGAAAATCTTCTACTGCTTCACCTAACGATAAAGTTTTAATTATCGATGGGTTAAATACGTTTATAAGAAGTTTTGCTGTATCACCTGTAACAAATGATGATGGTATTCATGTCGGAGGTATAACAGGATTTTTAATGTCAATTGGTTTTGCAATAAGAACTCTTCAACCTACTCGAGTAATAATTTGTTTTGATGGAAAAGGCGGGTCACAAAGAAGAAGGAAAATTTTTCCTGATTATAAAGCTAATAGATTAGTAAGAACAAAGTTAAATAGAACTAATGCATTTAGTGATAAAGACTCTGAAGATCAAAATATGAAAATGCAACTCGGTAGATTAGTTCAGTATTTAGATCACCTACCAGTTCAAATCCTAGCACCTCAGAATATAGAAGCTGATGATGCTATAGCTTATATTAGTAAACAATTGCTAACTGATAGTAAAATTTTTATTATGTCGTCTGATAAAGATTTCATACAATTAGTTGATGATAGAATTGCAGTTTGGTCCCCTACAAAAAAGAAACTTTATTTTAAGGACGATGTTTTAGAAGATTACAAACTGCCTGCACATAACTATCTTTTATATAGAACATTAACAGGTGATAAATCTGATAATATTCCAGGTATAAGAGGAACAGGGATCGCGACATTACAAAAAAGGTTGCCACTATTATTTAGTGATGATACAATTAGTATAGATACTCTTATTGAAGAATGTAAAGATTCAAAAATTAAAGTTATGCAAACTATTTCAGAAAGTAGAGAGCAGCTAGAATTAAATTATAAATTAATGCAGCTTAATGATGTAGATATTAGCGGTAATTCTAAAAATAAAATTATGGATGTTGTACGTAATCCTATCGGACGAATGAATTCTACAAAACTAAAAGTAATGGTTATTGAAGATGGAGTAACAGGAGTATTTAGAAATTTAGAGTTTTGGTTAAGAGAAAGATTTTTGAGATTAGATACACATGCAGATACTTTCAATAAAAGTTGTTAATGTTTAATATTTTTCGTATATTACAATTATGAGTGATACTTTCAATACATATGGATATAGCTTTCAGATTAAACTGTTAGCAGCGCTGTTTAAGAATAAAACCTTTTTACAGCAAGTTAGTGATATATTAGATTCTAATTATTTTGAATCTGATTCAAATAAATGGATTGCTAATACAGTTATAGATTATTTTACTGAATATAAATCTTCTCCTACCCTAGAGGTAATGAAAGTAAATGTCGATTCAGTAGATAATGAAGTATTAAAAACTGGTATAGTTGATACTTTGAAAGAAGTAATGAAACATCTTGAAGCTGAAGATATGGAGTTTGTTCAAGATGAAACTATTAAGTTTTGTAAAAATCAAAAACTGAAAGGCGCTATAATGGAATCTGTTAATCTTCTTCAACGAGGAGATTATGACGGTATTAAGCATAAAATAGATGATGCATTGAAAGCAGGCGCTGATAGAGATCTTGGTCACGAATATATGAGCATGATTGATGATAGATTTTCTGAAACAACTAGAAAAACTGTACCGACAGGTTGGGATGTTATCGATGATCTTATGGATGGAGGATTAGGACCTGGTGAATTAGGTGTATTTGTAGCACCTGCAGGTATTGGTAAATCTTGGGGTTTAGTAAATGCAGCTGCTAATGCTGTTAAAGCTGGTAAAACTGTAATACAATATACGTTAGAGTTGAGTGGTGCATATGTAGGGTTAAGATTCGATTCTGTATTTACAGGTATAGCAGCTCAAAACTTAAAATTCTATCAAGATGATATTAAGAAAAAAATTGCTGAGTTAAACGGAGATCTTGTAATAAAATACTATCCTACTAAAACAGCAACGGTTAATACATTAAAAGCTCATATTGATAGATGTTCTATGTTAGGAAAAAAGCCCGATTTATTAATTGTAGATTATGCTGATTTATTGAGAGGTGCAGGAAAAGAAGTTAGATTAGAACTTGGTAATATATACGAAGATTTAAGAGGATTAGCTGGTGAATATGATATTCCTGTATGGACTGCTTCTCAAGCAAATAGATCTGCGTTAGAAGACGATGTTATTGGTGCTGAAAAAATTGCTGAATCATATAGTAAAATAATGACAGCTGATTTTGTACTATCATTAAGTAGAAAAATAGAAGATAAAATAGCTGGTACTGGAAGGTGGCATGTTATTAAAAATAGATTTGGTCCTGACGGCATTACATTTCCTAGTAAAATGAATATGTCAAACGGTCAAATTCAAATATATGAAGATACATCTGTAAATGGAAAACAAGCTCAGAAGCAAATGGATGGAGGATCTGAAGCTTTACGTAAAAGGTTAGCTAAAAAATATACTGAAGTTAAACCTACTGAAAATAAATCTAAAGATCCGTTCGCAAACTTACAGTGATATACATATATAATGATAATTATTATTACATCAAAAATAAAAAATAAATTAGGAGAATAAAAATGGAAGTATCGAATAGGATTCTTTCTGATATTACTGTCTACATGAAATACGCAAAGTATTTGCCAGAAGTAAATAGGAGAGAAACATGGGAAGAGCTTGTTACCCGAAATAAAAACATGCATATAAAATCATATCCAGAATTGAAGGATGAGATAGAGGAAGTTTATAAATTTGTATATGATAAAAAAGTGTTGCCCTCAATGAGGTCTATGCAGTTTGGTGGTAAACCTATTGAGGTTGCTCCTAATAGAATTTACAACTGTGCTTTTATGCCAATAAGTCATATTGATTCGTTTGCAGAATGTATGTTTTTACTTTTAGGTGGTACAGGTGTAGGATTTTCGGTACAAAGACATCACGTAAAACAACTTCCTGCTATATCACAACCTTACCCTAAAAGAACTAGAAGATTCTTAATTGGTGATAGTATTGAAGGTTGGGCAGATGCAGTAAAGGTTTTATTAAAGTCATATATGAATGGTGGTGGTTCAAGAATTATTTTTGATTATTCCGATATCAGACCAAAAGGTGCAAGATTAGTTACATCAGGAGGAAAAGCTCCTGGCCCACAACCATTAAAAGAGTGTTTAGTAAAAGTAGAGGGAATGCTACGTGAAAAAGAAAATGGTACACAACTTACAACTCTTGAAGCTCATGATATTGTATGTCATATCGCTGACGCCGTACTCGCTGGTGGTATCAGGCGTGCAGCACTTATATCGTTGTTTAATGCTGATGATGACGAAATGATTTCCTGCAAATCAGGTAACTGGTGGGAAAATAACCCTCAAAGAGGTAGAGCAAATAATTCAGCTGTTCTTATGAGACATAAAATTACTAAAAAATTCTTTTTAGATTTATGGAAAAGAGTAGAGTTATCTGGAGCAGGAGAACCTGGAATATATTTTAATAATGATAAAGATTGGGGAACTAATCCTTGTTGTGAAATAGCATTAAGACCTTTTCAATTTTGCAATTTATGCGAAGTTAATGCAAGCGATATAATATCTCAAGAAGACTTAAATGCAAGAGTTAAAGCTGCTTCATTTATAGGGACCTTACAAGCTGGCTATACAGAGTTTCATTATTTAAGAGATATATGGAGAGACACTACTGAAAAAGATGCACTAATTGGTGTTTCAATGACTGGTATTGGTTCAGGTACTGTGCTCGGCTATGATATGGAAGAAGCAGCTAAAGAAGTAAAAAAAGAAAATGCTAGAGTTGCTAAAATTATAGGAATAAATAACTCTGCTAGAACTACAACTGTAAAACCTGCAGGTACTACTTCTCTTACATTAGGTACTTCTTCAGGTATTCACGCATGGCATAATGATTATTATATCCGCAGGATAAGAGTTGGTAAAAATGAAGCAATATATCCTTATCTAAAAGAGAATCACCCTGAATTAGTTGAAGATGAATACTTCAGACCTCATGATACAGCAGTAATACAAATACCGCAAAAAGCTCCTGAAGGCTCTATATTAAGAACTGAATCACCGTTTAGTTTACTTGATAGAGTAAAGAGAGTAGCACAGGAATGGATAAAGCCTGGTCACAGAGCAGGGTCTAATTCTCATAATGTATCAGCTACTATTTCTCTTAAAGAAAATGAATGGGAAATGGCTGGTGAATGGATGTGGGAAAATAGAAAGTTTTATAACGGATTGTCGGTATTACCATATGATGGTGGAACTTATACTCAAGCACCATTTGAGGATATTACACAAGAAAAATATGATGAAATGATGAGAGCGTTATCAGACATCGACTTATCAAGAATTGTTGAAGAAAAAGACGAAACTAATTTAACAGGTGAACTTGCATGCGCAGGTGGTGCTTGTGAGATTACTTAATGTGTTGGATTGAAAAGTTATATCATGGGATACCTTTAGAATAAGTTATGAGTAAATGTCCATATACCAATTTCAAAACTAAGGTGATGGATTGGGTAAAAATTTTAAGAACACCAAGAGAGGAATATGGGGGAATGGCTCCATGTCCTTTCGTTGGTGCTGAAGTTGATAAAAATAAATTAATGATTGAAATATTTAATCCTGAAAAAAATAGTATTATCGATATGATGAATAAATTTGTAAATTCAGATTATGATAGTGCTTTATTTATTCAAAAAACCAATGAACTCTTATTAAGTAAAGATACATACAAATATCAAAATTTTATTAACAGATTACTTAAAAAATCTGGGTTTGAAAAATATAAGTGTATATGTTTTAACCCTAACGATACTACAGAAGTTGATGGGTTTAATATACGAAGTAAATCACCATATTTTTTAATTAATGTAGCAGATAGAAAAATTCTATCTAAAGCTCATAAAAGTTTATTACGAACTAAGTATTTTGATAATATGGGTGATAAGTATAAAAAGTATCTTAAAGTAGATTAGTTGGTATATTGTAAAAAAATTCTTATATTAAAATAAATGGAGAAAGTTATGTATAGAAGTACTAAATTATTTGATGGGTTCAGTTGCTGTTTTAGACAATGGAAAGCTGAAAATACTCATTGTCGATATTTACATGGTTATGGTGTATCATTTAGAGTTACATTTGAAGGTGATTTAGATCATAGAAACTGGGTATGGGATTTTGGTGGTATGAAAAGAGCTAAAACTAAAATAGATGGTAGATCGCCTAAAGAGTGGATGGATTTTATGTTTGATCATACGGTTATAGTTGCTGAAGATGATCCGTATATTAATAATTTTAGAAACTTACACGCATCTGGAATTATTCAATTGAGAGAGGTAGAAGCTACAGGAGCAGAAAAGTTTGCAGAATTTATATACGATAAATTGAGTAAATTCATATACCAAGAAACAGATGATAGAGTTATTATTAGACAGGTAGAGTTTATGGAACATGGTAAAAATACAGCAATATTTAGGAGATAATTATGTTAATATCACATGAAATACCAAAAAGTTTATTTAATCAAAGTTTAGAGTTTAACGATTATGATTATGCGTTAGTACACCTATTTGATAAAGATCCTGAATACCTTAAATTTTATAAAGATTGTGTAGCTAACGGCAGACACGTTTTACTAGATAATAGTATTTTTGAGTTAGGTGAAGCTTATGATAATGATTCGTTTGCTAAATGGGTTGAAGAATTAAAACCTACTGAATATATTGTTCCTGATGCATTAGAGGATATAAATAAAACTATTGATCAAATGGAAAAATGGAATAGAAACTTTGGTAGTTTACCAGGTAAACGTATTGGTGTTGTACAAGGAAAAACTCCTGAAGAGCTTGCTGATTGTTATATGTATATGGATAAACATGCTGATTGTGATAAAATTGCTATTTCATTCGACTATTCTGTTTATGAAGAAATAGTACCTCATGAAAATAAATATATGAGCTGGATGCTGGGTAGAGCTACTATGTTAGCAAATTTATTAAAATCTGGAGTTATAAATACTAATAAACCTCATCACTTATTAGGTTGTGGGCTACCTCAAGAATTTGCATTGTATAGAAATTATAAATGGATTGAATCTATTGATACAAGTAATCCTATAGTTCATGGTATTAAAGGTATTAAATATGAATACGGTGGATTACAAACTAAAGAATCTATAAAGTTAGTAGATTTATTAGATGTAAAATTAACTAATGAACAGTTATATGATGTTAATCATAATATTAATTATTTTAGGAATTATGTAAATGGCTAGACCTTGGATTGCATTTTTTAGTCAGACAGGCTCTGAGATAGTTGATATAATTGAACGATTAGGAAAAAAGCCCGATTTAATTATTACTAATTATAGACCGTCTGATAAAAGAGAGATAAATAAAAATTTACCTTATTGGTCTGAGGTTACTAATAAGCCTGATTTGAAGCAATTAAAATTTGTTTGTGGGTTATATGAAAATCCTATTATTACTTTACATGGATGGTTAAGAATTATGCCCCCTGAAATATGTAATAAGTATGAAATATATAATGGACATCCTGGATTAATAACAAAATATCCAGAATTAAAAGGTAAAGATCCTCAGATGAGAGCATGGGAAGGTAATTATGAATTTTGCGGTTCAGTATTACATAGAGTTACTGAGGGTGTAGATGAAGGTGAAATAATTAATTCAGGAACTTTTACTAAAGAAGGGTTGGAAGTTAACGATTATTTTCATATATTAAGAGAAACAAGCTTAAATCTATGGATTGAGTTTTTAAGAGAGAAATTATGAGAATAGCATTTACAGGAGCACATAGTACAGGTAAAACTACTTTATTAAATAGATTAAAGCATGATCCTATGTTTAATCTAGAGTACGAATTTATCGATGAGATTACAAGACGTATGACTAAGAAGGGTCTTAAGATAAATGAAGGCGGTGATGATATGACACAGTTATTAATAATGAATAGTCATATATCTAATATATTAAAAGAAAAATCTATAATGGATAGGTGTGCATTAGACGGTGTTGTATATACTAGATGCATGTATGAGAAAGGTCAAATAGATGATTGGGTTATGGATTTTGCAGAAAATGTATTTACTAAAATTATAGATAAATATGATTTTATATTTTATCTATCGCCTGAATTTGATATGGAAGATGATGGTGTAAGAAGTGTAGATGAAGGATTTCAGACTCAGATAGTAAAGTTATTTGAGCAATATATAATAGAATGCGAGGTACCTGTTATTCACTTAACAGGCTCAGTCGAAAATAGAATTAAACAAATAAAGGAGACAATAAATGAGTAAAGAAGTAATTGAAATTGCTAGTAAACATTTAGGTCAAACTGTTAGTGCTTATTCAGATTTATATGATAAGTCATTACTTGTTAAAGTACCTAGAGAATTAAATAGAACTGCATATGGTATTGATGAGAAAAGGTTGCCGTTTGTAGGATTTGATGTATGGAATGCATACGAAGTATCTGCATTAACTAAAAAAGGTAGACCTGTATCTGGGCTATTAAAAATAGTATGTCCTGCAGATTCAAAATATCATGTTGAATCGAAAAGTATTAAACTTTACTTAAACTCGTTCAATATGTCTAAATTTGGTAATACAAAAGATGAATGCATGAGAGAGATAGAAGCGAGAGTAAATAAAGATTTATCAGATCTATTAGATACTAACGTTGAATCCAGATTACATACGGAAAAAGAATTAGATCCATATGGTAATGATATATGGACTGGATTTAATAGATATGAAAATATAGAAAGTTTAGTTGATTTAGATGCATTAGATTTTACTGCTTATAAATCTGATGAGAATCAATTAGAAGGTGAAGATGGAGAGGAAGTTTACTTTCATACAGATCTATTAAGATCTAACTGTAGAGTAACTAATCAACCAGATTGGGGTGATATATATGTATATATGAAAGGCGATGAAACTGTAACTGCTGAGTCGTTCGCTAAATATGTAGTATCTCATAGAAAAGTATCTCACTTTCACGAAGAAATTTGTGAAATGGTATATAAGCATTTAATGGATAGGTTTAATCCAGAAGAGTTATTAGTATGTTGCTTATATACTCGTAGAGGCGGTATCGATATTAACCCGGTTAGAGCAACATCAGAAATGCTTATACCTAGTGAATTTATGGATATAGATTTTGTTAATGAAAAAACATTAAGACAATAAATGGAGAAAAAAATGGCTAAAAGTAAAAAACAAGCTGTACTATCGTTAAGTGGTGGTATGGATTCGTCAACAGTTCTGCTACACCTGTTGGCAAACGATTATGAAGTAACTGCTATGAGTTTTGATTATGGTCAAAAACATAATATAGAACTCGAGAGAGCAGCTGAATTAATTAATTATTTGAAAGATAATGGTTATCCTGTAAAATATCAATGTATTACTCTTTTAGGATTAAAAGATATGATTAGTTCTAATTTAGTGCAAGGAGGTGAAGAAGTTCCTGAAGGTCACTACGAAGAAGAGAATATGAAAGATACAGTAGTACCTAATAGAAATAAAATATTTTCTTCGTTAATTCAAGCAGTAGCTTTATCTATTGCTAATGAAAATGAATGTGAAGTAGAAATTGCTATGGGTATTCACGCTGGTGATCATGCAATTTATCCTGATTGCAGACAAGAGTTTAGAGATGCTGATTATAAAGCATTTGCTGAAGGTAACTGGAATGCTCAAAGTGTAAGTTATTATACACCTTATCTATATGGTGATAAATATGATATATTACAAGATGGATTAAAATGTTGTGATAAAATGAAAATCGATTTCAATGAAGTTTATAAGAGAACTAATACATCTTATAAGCCTGATTCATTAGGAAGATCTGATTATAAATCAGCTTCTTCTGTTGAAAGAATCGAAGCTTTTATCGCTCTAGGTAAAAAAGATCCTGTTGAATATATCGATGGTTGGGAAGTAGCAAAGAAACACGTGGAGGAGATACTTGCGAAGCATGCGTAAACGTATAGAAGATTACGATAAAGTACTTCCAGTATTAGAAGTATATCGTTGTGTACAATCAGAAGGATCAAGATTCGGTCGACCAACTATTGCAGTCAGAACAACTGGCTGTACTCATCGTTGCTACTTTGGTGAAGGTGGTTGGTGTGATTCATGGTATACTTCAATTCATCCAGAAAAAGGTACATTTACCTTTAATGATATAGTCAAAATATATGACGAGAACCCACAAGTAAAAGAAATGATGTTAACCGGTGGGTCACCAACTATGCATCCAGCGTTGGTTAATGAGTTAACACATTTTGCACATGAAAGAAATATTATTATTACTATCGAGACTGAAGGATCTGCTTTTGTTGAAACCGATTATCCTATTGATGTTATTAGTCTCAGTCCTAAGTTTAGTAACAGCGTTCCTGTTGTTGGAGCTATCACTCCAGCTGGGAAGGTTGTTGACGAAAGATTTATTAAGATCCACAATAGAAAACGATTAAATACTGATTCTATAAAGCGTATGATGAATTTTCATAAAGATTATCACTACAAGCCTGTATGGGATGGTACTGAAGAGAATCTTAAAGAAATTGAAGATTATAGAGTTGAGTTAGGTATACCAAAAGATAAAACTTATGTTATGCCTGCAGGTGATACTAGAGAAACTTTGATACCAATGTATGTAAAAGTTTTTGAAATGGTAGCTGAACATGGCTATAATATGACTGGTAGAGACCATATTATTGCGTATGATACGGAGAGAGGGGTATGATGTTATCGTTATATTGGGATGATATAGAAGATTTAGTAGATATACTAGCTGATGGTATTTCAAATAATTTTGAGGATATAAAATTTATACATGGACTGTCAAGAGGTGGATTAATACCTGCAGTTATGCTATCACATAAATTAAAAATACCTATGACTACTACACCTTCTGAATTTAATAGATCTCAAGTTCTTATAGTAGATGATATTGCAGATAGTGGACATACTCTTGATAGTTGGTCAGAATATCCAACTGCTGTACTTCATTATAAACCTCATACTTCTAAAGTAATACCTACTATTTGGGCAATAAAACACGAAACTGATGATTGGATTGTATATCCTTGGGAACATCCTGAGGCAGTAAAAATACAAGATTATAAGTTGGAAGAATGATAATAATTTCTTATATTAAGCATAATAAAGGTGTCGAAGTTCCACCTAATAAAAACGGAGAAAAATATGTGTAAAAAAATTGAAATTGCTGATCTAGGAATGGCTAACGGAATAGCTTCTGAAAAGCCATTAACAGATAAGCAGAAAGAAAAAATGATTACTAAAGCTGAAAAAGCTTTTGGTAAATTTTTAGATGCTTTAGATTGTGATTGGAGAAATGATCCTAATTCTAATAATACTCCTCGTAGAGTAGCTAAAGCTTATGTAAATGATCTATGGGCAGGTAGGTATAATGGACCTCCTTCTATTACAGGATTTCCTAGTGATGGGTATGACGGTATGGTATTTGAAGGCGGTATACCTTTAACATCGATGTGTTCACATCATCATCAAACTATTATAGGTAAAGTGCATATAGGTTATATAGCTTCAAAAACTGGTACAGTAGTAGGATTAAGTAAGTTAAATAGAATAGTAGAGCATTTCGGTAGAAGGGGTGCTATTCAAGAACAATTGACTGTAGCTATTCATAATGCAGTAGATCAGATATGCGAAGGTAATCTTGGTGTAGCTGTAATGATAGAAGCTGGTCATAATTGTGTATCTTGCAGAGGTGTAAAGCATCAAGGTGCAAGTATGAAAACAAGTAAATTAAGTGGCTCTTTTATGGATGAAGATTCAGCAAGAGCAGAATTTTATGAATTTTGTAGGGGATATAAATGTTAAACGCAAAAGAAATTTTAGAAGAAGGACTTATTGTTTTAGATAAGTCGTATGGAGCTCCTGCTCAAGTCGGATATGACTTAAGTGCGAAGGAAATTAGAAAGACTGGTGGATCTATCGGTCATGTATTAACTGACAAAACTATAGTAGGTGATTTAGTTGATATCGAGTTAGATATTGTAAACGGTAGAGAGGGATGGTTATTATCTCCAGGTACTTACGATATAACTATGAATGAAGGATGTAATATTACTCCTAATAGAACTGCTATGGTAAGACAAAGATCATCGTTGTTGAGGAATGGTGCTATAATTGCTAGTTCTATTTTTGATCCTGGATTTTATACTGATAATATCGGAACTGTTATGATTGTAACTAACGATTTATTTATAGAAAAAAATGCTAGAGTAGCTCAAATGTACTTTCATGAAAATAATGAAGGTGAACTATATGATGGGCAATTTCAAAATGATAAACAGAGAAAGTAATGAGACATCCAGATCCTAAATTACATCAGCTAATAAGTTTTATTAAGTCAGGTATTCGTATCGCAGGATACGTATGTATACCTTTTAGTATTTTAGCTGCTGTTATATTATTAGTTACAAGTGAAGCAATAGGTATAATCGAAGAATTAGTATAAGTGTATCAAAGTATTTACATAGATAGAAATAAACGTAAAGTTCATTTATGGGATGATAGAGAAGGCTATACAGTTGAATCTCTAAATCCTTATTTGTATGGGTATGTAAAAGATCCTCGAGGAGCTAAAAAAGCTATCGATGGTAAATGGGTTCGTAAAATTAAAGTTACTAAAGAAGTTGGAGAAGCTGCAAAGCATCCTGAAACTCAACACTTATATTATGAAACTGATGTACCTTTAGAAACTAGAGTTTTAATCGATAAGTATGGAGATACCGATGAACCTAGTACCGGTCATAGAGAAATGAATTTCGATATTGAGACCGAGATACTTCATGGGTTTCCTGACTGGCAGAATCCTATAAATAAGATTACTGCTATTGCTTGGCATGAAAAGTTAGCAGATGAATATTGCGTTTTAGTTCTCGATGAAAATAATAGAGTTGAGAACTCAGTTAATAGTAACGTAGAAATATTGAGTTTTGCTACTGAAGAAGGGTTACTAGAAACGTTTATCGAAAAGTTTCAGCAAATTCAACCTCATATTATGACTGGTTGGAATATTGAAGGCTTTGATATACCTTACCTACTAAATCGCATATCCCGTGTTCTCGGGGGAGGCGCGGAAAGGGCATTAAGCCCCGTTGGTCGAATAAACTATAGAGAAGGTATAGGTAAATGGTTTATTGAAGGTGTATCTATACTAGATTATATGCTTTTATATAAAAAATTTACTATGGGTGAACAGCCTTCATATCGATTAGATGCTATTGGTAGACATGAAGTAGATTTAGGTAAGATTGAATATGAAGGTAATCTAGATGACTTATTTGAAAAAGATATCAATAAGTATATAGATTATAACTTGAATGATGTTGAGATTGTAAAACGTTTAGATGATAAGCTTAAATTTATCGATCTATGTAGAACTATATGTCATAAAGGTCATATTCCTTATCAGCAAATTCATATTACTTCTGCGTATCAAGAAGGAGCTATATTAACACATACTCGTAGATTAGGTATTGTTACTCAGAATAAGCCTTACAATGTAGTAAAAGAAAATAAATTTTCTGGTGCTTATGTAAAAATACCTAACCCGGGTCGTTATGAATGGATATATGATTTAGATCTAACTTCTCTATACCCTTCTATTATTATGACTCTAAATATATCTCCTGAAACTAAACTAGGAGTTATAGATGATTTTAGTACTGAAGATTGGAGAGCTCAGAAAGAAAGAGAATGGACTTTACATATTGGCGGGAAATATAAAAAACTATCTACTAAAGATCTTCAAGAATTACTATCTATGGAACAGTGCTCTATTGCATCTAATGGTGCAATATATAAAACTGAACGAGCTGGGCTGATTCCTTCGATATTAGATAGATGGTTTGATGAAAGAGTAGAATATAAAAATCTACGTAAAAAGTATGAGAAAGAAGGCGATGAAGCTAAAGCTGCTTATTTCGATCAACTTCAATATACGACTAAAATTCTACTTAATAGTATGTATGGTGTATTAGGTAATAAGACGTTTAGATTTTTTGATATAGATAATGCAGAAGCTGTAACACTTACAGGTCAGCAACTTATTAAAGCTACAGGTGAATTTGGTAGTAAATTTTATAATGATGAGTTAGGAACAGATAATAAAGATTACTGTATTTATACTGATACTGATTCTGTTTTCTTTTCTGCTAAACCTCTTATATTACATAGATATCCTAATATAGATCATGAAGATAAATCTGCTATGACGAAAGCTATATTTCCGATTACTGAAGAGGTTCAAGATTTTATTAATCGTATGTATGATCTATATGCTAAACGTATTCATGGTGTTACAGAGCATAGATTTGATATCAAGCAAGAAAATATTGCTAAAGCTGGAATTTGGATTGCTAAAAAACGTTATGCTCAATGGGTTATAAATATAGAAGGTCATACTGTTGATAAACTAGATGTTAAAGGTATTGATGTTGTAAGATCTAACTTTCCTACTGCTATGAGAACTTTTATGGCTGATGTATTGAAAGGTATTTTAGAAAATAAAACTCAAGATGCTATTGATGAAATGGTTTTAGATTTCAAAGATGAAATGAAGAAGATGGATATAGGTGATATTGCTAAATCTACCGGTGTTAAGAATATTGAAAAGCATATATTCAAAGATCAAGATAATTTGATAGAATTATCAAAAGGAGCTCCTGCTCATGTGAAAGCTGCTGTAGCATATAATAATATGTTACGTAGAACTAATAATACTCAGTTAGGAGAAATTAGAAGTGGTGATAAAATAAAATGGGTATACTTACGTCAGAATCCTTTCGGGCTAGGAGCTATAGCTTTCAAAAATTATGATGATCCCGATAACGTAAAAGATTTTATTAAGAAGTATATCAATTATGAAATGATATTTACAAGAGAGTTAAATAATAAATTAGGTGCGTTTTACAGTGCCATGAAGTGGGGTGATATACCTACTGAATCTATGAGACAAGTACATAAATTTTTTGACTTCTCGTAGGTATTTTGAGTAAAGTTTCGTATATTTATATTATGATAGAGTTTTTAAGACATTTATTCGGGTTTTGTGGGGATACTTGGCATCCTAACATCTTTCATATTTTAATGGGAGCACCCGGTGTTAGTTATGCGGTTTATAAAATAAAAAATTGGTTACAATATGACAAAGATAGAAAAGACTAAACTTTTAGGATTTATTAGTAGATATGCGTTAGGTGGTAATGTCGAATCAGTAAAATGGAAAACTGGTCCTGATAATATTATTACTAATTTTGTATCAACTGATAAAACGTTGAAAGGTAAAATAGAGACTAATATTACTGGTATTCATGATGATGAATTTGGTATATTTGAAACGTCTCAATTAATTCGAATGCTTTCTATACTCAGTGAAGATATAGAAATAAATACTAGTAAAACTAGTTTAATGTTCAAAGATAAATTTACGGATTTTTCATATGTATTAGCTGATCTGGATGTAATACCTAAAGTCCCTTCATTAAAAATGACTCCCTCTTTTACTGCTACTATTAAGATAAATGATAATTTTATTAATAGATTTGTAAAATCTCATGGAGCACTTCCTGATAGTGATTTCTTTACTATCGAGTCAGATGTGATAGGTAGAAAGATTACTTTTGGTTATTCTAATACGAATACTAATAGAATTAGTTTTGATATCGATACTGAAGATGATATACAAACTATTCACTTCTCTTCTAATCTTGTAAGAGAAATAATTGTTGCGAATAAAGGTACCGAAGGTACTTTAGAAATAAGCCCGGTAGGGTTAGCTAGAATAAAGTTTAATAATACGCTACATAAGTCAGAATACTTATTAGTTAACAAACAAATTGATGGAGAATAAAGTTATGTTTAATCCAATTGGAGAAAAAATTATTGTAAAATCTTTAAGTTCTAACGAACAAACTGAAGGTGGTGTAATCTTACCAGATATTGCACAAGAAGATTCTACAAGAGGTGTTGTAGTAGCTGTTGGACCTGGAGCTGTAATGATCGATGGTTCACGCTGTGATATGCAAACCAAAGTTGGCGATATAGTAGTATATCCTAAATTTGGTGCTAAAAAATTAGAGTATAAAGGTGATGAATACCTTATATTAAAAGAGATAGATATTTTAACTATTTTAACAGAGGAGAAAAATGATGAGTAAAAATTTAGATTTCGGAGCTGACGCTCGAAAAGACTTATTTAATGGTGTTGAGAAATTAGCTAATGCAGTTTCTGCAACGTTAGGACCTAAAGGACGAAATGTAGTTCTAGAAAAATCTCATGGCGAATACCATTCTACAAAAGATGGTGTTTCAGTAGCTAAAGAAATTAACTTAAAAGATCCATTAGAAAATGCTGGTGCGCAAATGGTAAAAGAAGTAGCTAATCAAGTAAATGATGAAGCAGGTGATGGTACTACTACAGCTACCGTTCTTGCACATTCTATTCTCAAAGGTGGATTTAGAAAAGTAGAGAACGGATATAGTCCTATTGAATTAAAGAGAGGAATGGATATTGCTGTAAAAAATGTTATCGCTAATGTTAAAGAACAGTCTAAAGATGTAAGTAGTAATGATGAGATTTATCAAGTCGGTAAAATATCAGCTAATAACGATGAAGCTATTGGAAAATTAATTTCTGAAGCTATGGATACTGTAGGTACTGATGGTGTTATTACAGTAGAAGAATCTAGAACTGCTGATAACTCGCTTGAAACAGTAGAAGGGTTGCAATTTGAAAGAGGCTATCTATCTCCATACTTTATTAATAATCAATCTGAAATGGTTGTGCAGTTAGAAAATCCTTATATTTTACTATACGATGGAAAAATAACTTCTATCAAACCTTTAGTAAAAGTTTTAGAATATTGTATTGGTAAAAATACACCATTACTTATTATAGCAGAAGATGTAGAAGGTGAAGCGTTAGCTGGGTTGATTGTTAATACTGCTAGAGGTACTCTTAAAGTAGCAGCAGCTAAAGCTCCTGGATTTGGAGATAAGCGAACTGCTAATCTTGAAGATATTGCTGTACTTACTGGTGCAACTGTTGTATCAACTAAAAAAGGTATGAAACTTGATAAAATTACAGGTAGTGAATTTGGTACTTCAAGGTTGGTTACTATGAATAGTAAAACTACAACAATTATTGATGGTGCGGGTAAAGAAGAAGATATTGAAACTAGAATTAATGAAATCCAAACATTAATTGATAATTCAGAGTCTGCTTATGAAACTGAAGGCTTACAAGAGCGTTTAGGTAAACTAGCAGGAGGAGTTGCTATTATGAGAATAGGTGCTGAATCTGAATTAGAGCTTAATGAGAAGAAAGATAGAGTTGAAGATGCTCTTGCAGCTACTAGAGCAGCAGTAGATGAAGGTATTGTACCTGGTGGTGGAGTTGCATTAATGAGAGCTGTTCAAAATCTTGGTAGAAAGGATAATACTAAATTAGAAAATGAAGATCAGAAAGAAGGATATAAACTTATTTTAGATGCTTGTAAATCTCCGTTTAATATTATACTAGAAAACGCAGGAATGAAAGGTGATGTAATTTGGACTATGCTAGCTCCATGTAAAGCTGAAACAGGATGGAATGTAAGAGAAAACGATTCATGTGATATGTTTGAAGCTGGTATTATTGATCCTACTCGTGTTACTAGAACTGCTCTTGAAAAAGCTGTATCTGTAGCTGGAACAATGTTAATTACTGAATGTGTAGTTACTAATAATCCTGAGGAAAAAAAAGATGATTTACCTGCAGGAGGATTTGGAATGATGCAATAATTTTCTTATATTTAGATTATGATAAATACAGAAAATACTTTGTGGGTTGAAAAATATAGACCCGTTGAATTAAAAGATTATATTGGTAATGATTCTATAAAGAGTAAGGTAGAGGTATATCTAAAAAATGGTGATATACCTCACCTACTCTTATATGGTAAAGCTGGTACAGGTAAAACTACTTTAGCTAAACTAATAATAAAGAATATAGAATGTGATTATATCTATATAAATGCTTCAGATGAGAATAATGTAGATACTGTTAGAAATAAAATTAGAGAGTTTTCTAGTAGTGTTGGATTTAGTCCTCTTAAAGTTGTTATATTAGATGAAGCTGATTATATGACTCCTAATGCACAGGCAGCATTAAGAAATATAATGGAAACTTTCTCTAGACATACAAGATTTATTTTAACTTGTAATTATGTTGAAAAGATTATAGATCCGGTTCAGAGTAGATGTCAAGTGTTTGGTGTTACTCCTCCGTCTAGAAAAGATGTTGCTGAGCGTTTATTATTTATTACGGAAAGTGAAACAATTATCCAAGATAAAGAAGCTATTGTAACTATCGTTAATTCTACTTATCCTGATATTCGTAGATCAATTAATGCTTTACAGCGTCAGATTGTAGATGGTAAAATAGTTATAGATCAAGCATCTTTACTAGAGATGGATTATATGACTAAAGTTTTAGATGAACTAAAAACTGGTAAATCGTTTACCAAGATTCGTCAAATTATTGCTGATAGTCAAGTTAAGAACTTTGAAGATATGTATAGATATCTTTTCGATAATGTAGATGAATACGCTGATGATGTTGCTGCTTGTATTCTTATACTTGCTGAAGCTCAATATCAATCTGCATTCTCAGTTGATAAAGAGATTAATATTATGGGAATGTTTTATAAACTAATACAGGAGTGTAAATAATGCAAAGAGACGAGCAAGGATTAAACGTAAATATAAATCCTAATGACTTAGAGGATGTTGTTTGTGAGAAATGTGGTTCACAATGTTTTGAACCTACATTTTTATTTAAGAGATTATCAGCTGTACTTTCACCTTCCGGTAAGGAAACTATGATACCTATGCAAATTTATAGATGTGCTGATTGCGGTCATATAAATGATATATTTTTACCTAAAGTACCTTCAATAAATGAGTAAAACAATTTTTCAACATATAGCTAATGTAACTCATATTAAAGCTGATCATAAGACTTATTCAGAATCTGATTGGAAGTCTTATAATCCTTATATGATGAATAGATGGCTATCTATGCATAAGCATTATACAGGAGTTTTAGACCATGTACAAAAATATTATTCATTACCTAAAAAGTTACATTATAAAATGCTTTGTAGTCTGTTACCTAAACAAAAGGTATTTATTAGATATATTAAAGGTAAAAAAGTTGCTAAATCGAAATAAATTTCGTATATTTAATAAAAAATATAAATTATGAGAATAGGATACGCATGTGTAAATATGGGGTTAACTGGTCGACCGAAAAAATTAGGTGGACCGATTACTACCTCTAGAACTGCTCGTAAAGCTACTTGGTGGCCTGATAATTATCAGCTACTTGGTGAACGAGCTTTGATGAATGCTAAGGATTTGTTAACTTATCTTAAGTGGAACGAAGAGCATGGAATAAAATTATTTAGAGTAGGTTCAGAACTTATACCTTGGCACGATCATTACGAACTAAAGAAGTTGCCTCAATATAATGAGATAAAAAATGCTTTGTTTGAAGCAGGTGAATATGCTAGAGAG